CTAGCTCAAAAGATCGGCCACCGCGTCTAGATCACTGTCAAAAAGGTGGCTATATACGTCCAAAGTCATTTTTGCAGAAGAGTGTCCCAGCTGACGCTGAACAACTAAGACGCTACACCCAGCCTGGATCATGAGGGAGGCGGCGGTGTGCCTAAGATCGTGCATGCTAAGGCGTGGGAATGTAGGGTCTTGTTTCTGAGACTCTTTAATCGCCTTAGACCACCAGCCCCGCTTACCGGGGTTTGTCACTGGACCGCCCTGTGGACGCTCCCAGATAAACTCGTTGCTCCCCTTATCCCCGATGGACTCTAGGACGGCGGCTAGGGTGGGCGCGGGGATCGCCACGCGCCTAACCCTCCCCGTTTTCGTGGTCCCTAAAACAGGCTTAGCACCTATATAGCTAATGCTTTTAGAGATAGTGGCCCGCGCGTGTTTTTCGTCTATGTCTGATGGGGTGAGGGCGGCACATTCACCTAGGCGCGCCCCCGTGGTCCCCATGAAAAGGAGTAGGGAGCGATAACGGCCCGCGTTATCCGCTAGCCGTATGAGCTGTTCCCCGGTTAGTGGGGTGGCCGCTTTTGCCCGTTTGGGTGGCAGCGGTAAGCGGGCGGCGTGGTTAACGTCGATATGCCCACCTTCCTTTGCGTAGTTCAAAAGCTTATGCACGAGGCTGACGGCCCGCTGAACTAGGCTAGCTGATCGTTTGCTAGCCAGTGTGTAGACCCACTCTGTTAGGTCTGGCCGGGTTATTGTATCGGCGGGGAATTCACCCCATCGGGGCTTAACGTGCACCCGGTAGCAGGTCTCTAAGCTTTGCTGGCTAGTGGGCGCTAGGTATTTGAGTTCTAAGCGTTTGTACTGGCCCCATAGTTCGCTGATGGTGGGGGCCGTTGTGGTGGTGTGGAGCTTGCCGTTTTCTATTTCTTGGAAGTTTTGGGCCACCCATGCCTGCGCGGAGGCTTTGGTTTTAAACCCGCGTTTGGCGTGGCGTTTGCCGTCCGGGGTGGTGTATCGGACGCGCCACCTGGTCCCGGCTTTGATCGTGTATTTGTCTACGCTAGCCATGCTTTGCCAGCTTTCTGCGTGTGTGGGCTGTGCCGTTGATAGAATTCTATAGCGTGCCGGGGGAGGTCTAGTTCATTAGCTATAGCACCGGGGTGGCCGCCCGTGAGCGCTTCGGCCACCGCATAGTCGGCGGCCTTAATAAGTAAGGCGGCGGCATACCTATTTGCCTGTAGTTCTTGTCGGGCGTTGAGTGCGGGGTCTGTGGTTGGCCTATGTTGATTAGCAGCGTGCCCTAGCTCGTGGGCTAGGGTCCAGACGTGCTCGCGGTAGTTTTTGGAGACGTCCGCGCGGATGCTGACGCGGTGGGTTTGGTCATCGTAAAAACCTTTCGGACCTTCCCGGTGGTAGGTGATGGTTAGGCCCATGTTGTCGGCTAGTATGGCTAACCTATCTAATTGCATTAGGGTTCCTGTAGTTCGTTTGGTTCCAGTTCGTCACCGCTTAGGGCAACGTGGCGTTTTTCGTCGTACTCGACACTATAGGGGTCGTTATGGACAGCTAGGGGGCGGTAGTCGTCCATATGTTCGACTGTGGCGCCTGTGTCCTGTTGGTTTGCGGCGTTCGAATGTGCGAGTAATTGGTCGCCTAGGACGCGTTTTGTTAGCTCGTTGAGCAATTCGCGGGTGTGGATATTTGGCAGGATTAGGCCGGGCGAGGGGGCGTCTAGTTCTGCTGCGTGCAGTAGTCCTGTTTCATATAGCCCCTGGGCGGGAGGGCGCCCATAAGCCCGGCACAGCTGAATCACTTGGTCAGCTGTAAGTCTACCGCTGGCCAGCCGCCTGTTAAGCGTGGTTTGTGAGATTTTGGCGCGGGTAGCTGCCTGTAGCTGGCTGTCGCCTCCTGTTAATTCATCTAGCCATAGTTGTGCGGGGGTTTGCGGTGGTTTGGGCATGGTATCAGTGTAGCGGCTAATCGTTTTGATTTAAAGGGTTTGCGCTGGTAGGCGCCACGCGCTACCCCAGTATGGGGTTAGTGTAATTTTAAAAAATTGACGTCTAACTAGCTGTGTCCCATAATGATTAACAGTTACCCAAAAGGGGTAGCATGGAGGAAGGTTTACAACATGCGCAATGCAAACACCCCGCCCCTGTGGGAACAACTGGCTATGAGCGTGGTCATGCTAGCCGGCCTGTGGCTGTTCATCATTTTTTTTGTCGCTGTGGCTGACTTAATCGCTGGCTGAGTCTCTACGAACGACGGTGACAGCCTGAGAACAAAGGCTCAAAAGGTGAAGGAAGCAACGGTTAGATAAGGCCCGCGCGTTCACCCCGCGCCTGTAGCTCCTCTAATAGGCGGCTAAAAGGGATGCCGGCCAGGATCGAGTCTAGGTCCGGCTGTTTAGCCTCTGATCGCTCCAGGTAGCCGGTCTCGCATAGCCCCTGAGCTGGAGAGCGCCCATACGAGCGACACAACTGGATAACTACCTCCGGAGCTAGTTTGCCTATCTCGTTGATTTGGCGCGTGAGCGTTGGCTGCTGGATCCCAGCTCTAAAACAGGCCTGGCGGCGGCTGTCGGGGTAGATCAACCCGTCTACCCAGGCGGCTACTGTGGCGGAATTTGGGTGGCGTTTGGACATATCGAAAGCGTAGCGCCTGGTTTGTTTCTTGAAAACCTGTCTCCCCTGGCAGCTAACCAAAAATACCCCTTAATTGGGGTGAATAAATTTCAAGTTTTATAAAAACGGTTCACGTAATACATAATCGACATATAGCAGTTATCCGAAAACGGAAAACATTAACCGTTTTACTAATGGCCCTGTTTGGAACGGGCCGGGGTTCGATTCCCTGGCAGGGCACGAGGCCCCACTAGGTGGGCTGGGGTTTGGGCATATTCACTAGCCCGCCTGGTGTGGCCGCGTTGTTTGAATAACTGGATGAGTGCATAGCGCGGGGAAGATATTTACCCGCCTAGTAGTCCCGGTGAGCATGGTGTGTAGATTGCGACGACCCGTGGATGAACGGCGGGGCGCTGGAACATAGGCCACGGCCTGTAGGTAACCACCCGCGCGGATATAAATGTTTTTGCCCTGGCTGTTTGGCCGGGGTTTTTGCCTCTTGCTAGGTGTGACCACGCATAAGGGCTTGGCCCTGTTTTTCCTCCCTAGTGTTTGTGCATAGTTATGGGTTTGGCCTGTGTGGTTGATGGTTCAATTCCATCGAGGGGTGCTGGGATCATTGGGGGTGTGATCCCTATATTGCGCGCGTGGGCGGGGCTTTTGCCCTTTTCCTAGGCGCGTGTTTGTGGCGGGGCGGTGTTGTGAATTGGTTACGCCGCCCCGCCCTCTGTCTACTTTGAGAGGTATTGCTATGGATGCAGAGTTGAAGCAGCTCCCATTATCGGAGGCGGTTTACTACTGGAAAAAGACGCTTGAAAAGGCTAACTACAAACAGCCGGGGCGTAATTTTGTGCTGGCCAGTATTGGCGGCGTGTTGGCGTATCGGAGTGACAAACTGGATGGGCTTGCTACCCCTATGTTCGCCCCGGCTGGGGTGAGGCTATCTGATGAAGAGGCTAGGGCGCTAACGGCTGTGCTGTCGCTACCGCGATTGATGTAGTTAGAACCTAACGTACGGAGCGGCGTTTTCGTCCGTGGTGCCTATTGCATAGACGTCATTTTCGCCTGTGTCAGTGATTGCTACGGAATAGCTAACGTTTTCACTGAGGTTAACGTAGGCGGCGCCGTAGTTTACGTCACATTGGGTAATGCCTGGGTGGCGGCCCGCTTCTAGATCGGATTTTACGCGGCGCTGTTCCTGTTCGTTGCGAACGTGATAAATGGCGTTCATGGTGCCGTCGTTGACGTGGATGCTGATTTCCATGTTTTCACCTTTTCGGTGTTGAGGGGTTTGGGCACCACTATTTTAACCCGTCGTGTCAACCGGTGGAAGGGGCGCCTATAGGTAAAAGTAGCGTCACTGTGGCGTTTGATCCTAATAGTTTCACATGGGTCAACAATCAAAAATCAACAAAAAAAGAAGACCCGCGCGGGACGCGGGCCTTCGGAGAGGTTTACAACATGAAGTTGCAAGAAATCAGTTTACCTAATTCACCCTACAAATTGGTAATCGCAGAACATAGCAAAAAGGGGCTAATGGTAGACGCTTATCTCGCTTGTACAGCTATGGGGCTGCGTTGGAGGCAACAGGCTCCAAAACTAAATCTGGTGTTTGACCCGGAGCCTAACTTTGACGCTGAGTGGGTGACGCGTGAAGAGTTTAGCCGGTGGTTGGACGGTATCAAGGTGGGCCAGGTGAAGGAAGAGAATAGGGCTACTGTCGAGCTTTACAGGGATTGGCATGGGATAGCTATAGACAAGTTTCTAGCGGATAAAACACCCGCGCCTATGGAAGGCACTCTCGACTTCTCCCCGGCCCCGCGTGAACTCACCCGGCTAGAGATATTGCAGATGGCGCTACAGGCTGAGGAGGAGCGCCTACAACTTGAAGAGCAACAAGCCACCACTACGGATATAGGAACAGTGGCGGAACAACTCATTAACCTGGCTAAGGAATTGAAGGGCGGCGGGGATGTTACCGGATAAAAACGACCCCCGCGTGGGCGCTATCGCGGCCCAATTGGGCGTAACGCGGAATTACGCACGTCAATTGTTTCATGAGGCGGGCTACTCGGACGGGATGCTGTCCACACGTGAAGTAGCACACGCCCTAGGCGTGAGCGTTCCCACGGTGCGTAACTGGTTGAACGCTGGACGTCTACAGGGCACACGTTTAGCGGGCAGCCAGCGGTGGCGTGTGGCCCCGGAAGAGGTCGAGAGGATTAAAGCCCTATGAGTGTGAAGCATACGGCGGATTTTAACCCGGATACCCCGGGGGCGATGGTGTGGGCGCTGGTCCGTAGCGCGCAGGTATTGGAACGCGCGGCGGGGTCCGTGTGGCTGGATGCCGTGGAGCGGCGGGAGCTGCTACGCGCTGTGGCGTCTTTGAGGCGGAAACAACTACTAGTTTTGGAGAGGACGCGGGACGGTGGCAACTGGCTCGACGAAAAAGGAAATAGCGGCCCTGGTGAAGCAGATGGAGGCGGAAAGGCCAAAGCCGAAAAAACGGCGGACGGCCACGTTTTCGGGTGTGATGGAGGACAAGCAAAAACGAAAGTGGACCTACCTGTCTTTAGCGGCTGAACAGTTGGAGACTACACCCGGCCTGTTGATGGAAAAGGCAGACTTTTTAGGTCTGGAGATCCGCAACCAGATTAAGGGCTTTAAGGGGCCGTGGGTTCCCGTTAACGCTGTTAGGGCGTTGAAACTATCGGGCGGGCTTTCTACCGCTGCGAGTGAGCAAATATATAGGCCGTGTGTTCACTCTTGTTGCAATAGCGTTGGCAGTGGACCGTGGGGTTTGGCTATGTGTTTCAGGCATTCAGCTAAGTTCCAGTCGCTAACGCGGGTTAAAGCGAGGCGCCGCCGTATGGAGTTTATTCACGATTACGGCTTTTTGGCGGTGAGGCTAATGGAGGCTTTTTGCCGTGGGGAAAAACTTAAGCCTAATGAGTTTGCGCGTTTGCAGGCGCGGGGGCTGCTTACGCAGTCCGAACGGCTGACGGATGAGGGGAATGCAATTATGCGCGTCTTTAACATTTTGAGAGAGGAGTTAGTGGCATGAAACTAAAAGATCAGGTGGTTTTACAGGCCGCTATTTTAAAGCGTTTGCGGGCCGAACATGACGCGTGCCGACATGCACTTCTGGAGGAAATGGTCCCCGGGGAGAGGCTAGTTGCCGCCACATCTGAGGGGGAGAAACTAGGCACGGTGAGCTTAACAGACCCTAAGCCTACCGCGTTTGTCGCTGATATGGGGACGGTAAGGGCTTTGGCCCCGGCTGAGGCTTTGGTGGATGTGTTCTCCCCCGGTATGTTCGTGAAGGCGATGGAGGTGGTGAAAGAACACGCCCCTGAGTTGTTGGAGCATACGGTCGCAAACTGGTACGTGGAAAAGTTGAAGGCTGACACTGTAGCGGCGGCGCGTACGGGTGGGGATGTTCCCCCGGGTATGGGGGTTAGGCGGGGTGAGCCTAATGTGATGGTCCGCCCGTCCGAGTCTGCTAATCGTGAGGCGGAGGCTATCTGCTTTAACAATCATCTGACGCGCGAATTGGAGGCGTAGGGGATGGTTAAGCACGAGAATACCGCCGAGGCGCTTTTGGCGGCTATGGCTGACGTGAGGGCTGTTCATAAGCGGGAAAAAAACCCCCACCAGGGGTTCTTTTTTCGGGGCGTGGATGCTGTTGTTAACGCTACGGCCCCGGCTTTTCGTGAACATGGCGTGGTGGTTACACCGCGTTTGGAGTCTGTGGACTACGTGCAGCACGCGGGGAGTAAAAACGCTATCACGGACGCCCGAGTGGTCGTAACCTACAGGTTTCAACATGTGGGCTGCGAGCCTCTGGAAGCTCGCGTCGCAGCTGAGGCGAGAGACTACGCGGATAAGGCTACGGCTAAGGCTATGAGCGTAGCGTTTCGTATCGCACTTCTACAGTCCCTTTGCCTACCTACGGAAGATGTAGACCCGGATGCGGACTATGTGACGGTGCCCGGGGATCAGGCTACGCGTGGCCCCGTGGATCAGGCTCAACAGGCCCGTGATGCTCTACTACAGGAATGCAATCGGCTAGGGCTTAGCCCCGTTAAGGTTAAAGACTTTGGTGTTACGCCCGTGGGTGGGTCTTTTGATCTGTCGGTCGTTGAAGGTTCTAAGGGGGCGGCGCTGATTCGTGGGCTTATGGAAAAGATCACGGGCGACCCTGATTTAGTCGAAAAGTTGAGGGGATAAGATGCCACAGTTCCAAGCACCGCTAAACCCGGTTGATATAGAACGAAACATTAGAACATTGTCTAGCCGTATCGCTAAGGGCGTGGACGTGGTGGACGAAGCCTATAGGGCTTTTCTTGACTCTGATCGCCTCTTTGAGGTGGCTTACGCCCGCGCCTATCTTGGAGCTGACGGTCCGGTAGAGGACAGGAAGCAGGCGGCGCGGGTGGAGACTATGGGGGAGCGTGAAGCCCGTGACGTTGCGGAGGCTGCGTTTAAATACGCTGACAGGCGCGCTAAGGCTCTGGAACTGGAGCTACGGGCTTTGCAGTCGATAGGGGCGTCTGTTAGGTCTATGTATTCGGTTGCTGGCCGTGGGGAGTAGCCCGGGGCGTATGCCGCGTGACGTGGCTGAGGCGGTGCATGCCCGCGCGGGTGGGGTGTGCGAGGTGTTGATCCCGTGGGCTGGATGCACGGGGAGGGCTGAGCATATTCACCATAGGCAGCTGCGTAGCCAGGGCGGCGCCCATGATCTGGACAATTGCCTGGCCATTTGCCGCCTTTGCCACGCGTTTATTCACGCTTACCCGGCGCGTTCGTATGAGTATGGCTGGCTGGTCCGTTCGGTTGATAACCCCGCTGATGTGGTGGTGGTTGTGGCGCCGCGTGACTAATTTTTTTGGGAGGTTTATAACGTGAGTTTGCAGGCTATTTTGTGGGTGATGCATAAGGCTCCTGTTGAGCCTAACGCTAAGTTCCGGACGTTGCTGGAATTGGCTAATTTTGCGGATGATGAGGGGCGCACTGCGTTCCCATCATGGCGGCGGCTAATAGAGCAGACGGGGCTTAGTCGTGGTTCTATCTCTCGACATCTCAAAGAGTTGGAAGCAGACGGGCTTATTAGGCGTGGGGATCAGGCTTTGGTTGCGCATTATCGCCATGACCGTAGGCCGGTTGTATGGGATTTGGCGTTGGAGTTGGACCGATCTAAAGCCCCGGCGCGGGTTGATTCTGAGGCTACGGAGGATGATTTGGGGGCTGATTTTGGGCATTTGGATGATGGCCTGGAGGCCCACGCCCCTGTGGATAACCCTGTGGATAACTTTCGAGCGGGGTCTAAATTTGAGACCCCGTTGGCCGGTTTTGAGTCGGAACGGGGTCTCGCTACGGACGGAACGGGGTCTCGCTACGGACGGAACGGGGTCTCGCCTGTGAGACCCAATCCAATTAATAATCCAATTAATAAACCAATTAATAACCCTATTACCCCTTGTGACGGCGGACACAGTGACGGCAGTCACGTGGACGGTACCGGGCTAGCGCCCTCGACCTCACCCGCTGACGCGGATTCGGCCACGAAACAAAAACCATATTCCGAAGCCTTCCAAAAATTCTATGAGGCGTACCCGAGGAAGATTGGGAAGCGGAAAGCATTCAACGCATGGACGCGCGCCGTCAAACGCGCTCCTGCAAATGTGATCCACGACGGGGCGGTAGCACTGGCTGAGCATCACGAGCGGGCGGGCACCGACCCCCGGTTCATTCCACACCCCACAACGTGGCTGAATCGTGACGGCTGGGAGGATGAGCTAACCCTCCCGGCCCATAATCCGGTCGCTAGCCGTGGGCGTAACGGCTTCTGGGATCTTTTGCAGGAAGGAGGCGGGCATGAGCCTGGTGGACTGGAAGCGGGTAGCAACCCAGCTATTAACCCTGGTCGCTGAATTTGACCACAGGTATCAGGGCTTGGATGTGGACGCCATGCGCAAACGGCGTGATGCCTGGACTCAGGTCTTAGCCAGCGCGGGAGTGGCCCCGGAATACCTAGCTAAGGCCGTATCGGTGGTGTATGGGACCGGGGACCGTGGCCCGTACAACCCTTTGGGCGCGGTGCTGGATGAAGCCCGGAATGTGCGGCAAAGGGCTAGTCAGGGCGCGGTTGTTCGGGAGCTGACGGCGACGCCGCGTAACACGGGCGGGCCGTCTAAGGCTGTCTATGAAGCCACGGGAACACTAGGGGTGGGTTGCCCCCGCTGTGGCGCCCGGCCCGGTTTGCCGTGCGTTGGCGCTTATGGGCCTAGGCAGGCGCCTCACATGGAGCGCTACGATCTAGCGCACCCTAAAAACGGGGGTTTTAAGCCCTCCAAACCCCCAGACCCACACAAACCCCCACGGGGGGCCAAAAAGTCCGCGACGCGGCAAGCTGGGGCCGATTCTGGCCCCTTTAACACTGAAGAGAGGAGCCAGCAATGGCAGAAACTGCTCAAAACGCGGGAACTACCCCACTAGAGACGACTGGATTCTGGGAGGCGTACACGGCTTTCAGCGAGACACTACGGGAGTTGAGGGGACTAGCGGATCGAGCTATGGAGGACATGGTGGACATGGACGACGGTCTGTGCAACGCCTGTGCCTACATGGAAAACGCTCCAATGTCCGAGGAGATGAGACAAAAAACAACACAGGCGATGGAAGGTCACAAAAAGCAACTAGGCGCGCTAGGCCAACGGGTAAACGACGTTTGGGTGGCAATTTCGCTAGCCCTAACCGGGCTGGAAGACTGCTCCCTCCTGATAGATGACATGGGGGAATACGGCGTAAACGCTAAAGCCTATGAACGCCTTAAAAGGGTCAAATGGGACTTGGAGGTGGCGGAACGCTCGGGGCGTGGCGCTAGTGTCATCGAAAAAATAGACGAAGCAATAAAGCAGCTAAAGCACAACGCTAGTATCGCTTTTCTTCACACATAATTAGAACAGGAGTCGAACATGAGCAATAAGCACGTAACCCTACTAGGGTCTACATCTTCCAAGAAACCACCCGCGCTAACTCGCACCCGCGACGGGCGCCCCATGACACGATTCACTATCACCACGAGCGACCGGATCAAGGATAAAACGGGAACATGGACAGACGGGCCGCTACAGTTCTACAGTTGCTTGGCCTTTGATTCCCTGGCGGAAAACATTGTTAACACTTGCAGTAGCCCGGTGGAGCTGCTGGTGGAAGGCGTGGAAACGCGGGAAGAGTGGCAGAGCAGCGAGGGGCCGCGCAAGTCAGTATCCATTAAGGTCAGTAGCGCGGGCGTTAGCCTACGTAGGCAGTACGCTAATGTGACAAAGCAGCAGGGTGGCGGCGGGCAACAGGTCACACAACAGTCCCCGGTTAATGATCCGTGGGGCGGTGCCCCTACGGGCGGGTTTGGTGGTGGTGATGATGAGCCACCGTTTTAGTGTATGTTTGGCTAGCGAAGGCTGGGTAAACGTAGTTCTGGTGTTCCCAGAAGGGGTGGGGCTACCGCCTGAGGCGGTCGATCTGAAAAACCCTCCAACTGTGCAAGGCGGGTATGCAACTTTTGGCATTCCTGAATGCTATGTAAAAAGATGGCGGGGAAAAGTTAAAGAAGCAATTAGTTCAGGTAGCAAAAATGTAAAACTTGAAGTGCTTCAGTGGAGGTTCGAGCTAGACCTTCACCCTGGCCGTCTAAGTCTTACTAGTAACACCACGGACTTTGAAAGCATAACCCTAGAGTCGCCTAACTTTTCCTTAGAATGGCTGTTAGGGGAACTGGAGAGGGCGTTCAATAGTGCGTCCGTTTGATGATCCCCACGCGCCCCGCGCCCTAATGGTGTTGCCCTGGGACAAACCCCCCTTATCGCTGAATGTGCGTAAACATCACCACGCCCACGCTACAGACGTTAAAGCTGTGCGTGGGCTTACTGCCTTAAATGCGCAGCAGGGGGGTCTCCACATGATGGGGTGGGAACGCTACGGGCGCTTATCCGTGAGGCTGCACTACCTACCACGGGATAAAAGACGGCGTGACACGGACAACCTAGTCGCAACCCTTAAGGCTGTATGTGACGGGCTGGTAGACGCGGGACTGGCCCCGGATGACACACCCGCCTACATGTCGAAGCCTGAGCCAATTATCCACCCGGCGGTAAAAGGCTTAGCGCCGCTAATGTGGCTGGAACTAGCCACCGTGCCGCCGGGGAACTATCAACTAGCAGGAGGGCTAAGCAGTGAGCTTAATCGTTCATGACAATATGACGGCGTCCGAGATTGAGCAGGCAAACGCCCTAATCAATAGGTTAAGTCGTGGTCTACTCATGTCTATTACTTATTTAACGATGATGGAAGAGTATGGGGCGCTAGCTAGCCTCGGGGAATATGTAGACCCCCGAGACTTGAAGCTGTGCGAGACGAACAAAAATACGGGGGAATAATGACGGGCATTTACCCGGAAACTAGCGCGGTTGGGGCGGCGTTTGACATACCAGACAGCTATGCCGACGCGCCCTGGCCGCACGGTGTCGATTGGGCGTGCGCGGAAATACATGGCGTGATCTACGCCCTACAGGAACTAGCCACGGCTGGGTGTGTGATGGAACGCCCTACTATGCGTGTCGTAAATCACTACTACAGCTTGGCGTTAAAAATCAGCGCCGCCTTACCAGACCGGCCTCGTTGTGCGCTCCCGGGGCACGCATACGGCTACCGGGATACCTTGTTGCGTTTGGTGAATTCCGCACCCGCGCGGATGAAGGAGCTTAATAACTGGCTGGCCTGGAAGGCTACAGAACTCGACGAAATGGAGGGCACACGATGACAGACGAAGAAAAGCAGGCGTATAAGGCGATTTTGAAACAGCTCCATGACGCTTTACCGCCCGGCCCGTTTTCCGCCGGATTGGTGAGCAATGCCTCCATTGTCCGGGACGTAGACGGCGTTCCCGTGGTGGCGGTGAAGAAACTAGCGGGAATGGACATCGCCAATGTAAAAGCTTTTACAGACCTAATCATTTGGGCGTCTAACGAACTGGAAGGACAGGCTAATGAGTGACATGTGGGAATTCACACTACAAGCGTTGGAAAAATACGCGGGCGGGAAAAAAATAACCCAAACGCAAACCCAACTATTGCTAGACCGTGGCCTAATCGACCACGGGGGAACTATCACAGACACAGGGCATAAGGCGCTAGCCCGCGCTTGGGGAATGGTGGAGGCATGATAAAAGTTATCCACGGGGACACGCTAAAAGTCCTACCCACCCTAGACACTGATAGCGTGGACGCTGTCATCACAGACCCGCCTTATTCCAGTGGTGGTTTACATTCCACTAACCGGAAACAGTCAACTGGACAAAAGTACATGAGAGTTCAAGAGAACTACGTTGACTTTTCCGGCGACAACAGGGACCAGCGCAGTTTTCTACTATGGTTCAACCTTTGGTTAACGGAAGCCCTAAGGATAACCAAACCCGGGGGAATTATCGCCGTATTTACGGATTGGAGGCAGCTACCCTCCGTGACGGACGCCCTACAGGTAGGTGGCGTGGTGTGGCGTGGCATAGTGCCCTGGCACAAACCAAATGGGCGTAGGTGCAAGGGGCGCTATGCAAACATGTGTGAATACGTTGTGTGGGGGACCAATGGCGCCCGCCCACTAGAAGGGGGCGCACTAGGCGGGTTTTGGCAACAGTCCACCCCCGCTAAGGCTAAACGGTTCCACATGACCGAGAAGCCAGTTGAACTTATGGAGTTCCTATTAGGGCTAGTCCCTGAGGGTGGGACGGTCCTAGACCCCTTTGCCGGGTCTGGCAGCACCCTAGTTGCGGCGCAAAACCTGGGACTAAACGCTATCGGCGTGGAAGCCCTAGCCCATAACGTTCAGATAACGAAAGACCGGCTGGCCGCTAATGAGCAAACCCTCTGGGCTAAGCATGCCGAAGTAGTCAAGGAAGGAGAAGACAATGAAGATCACAGTGTATAGCACGCCTAACTGTGTTGCTTGTAGGCAAACAAAAAGACTACTCACACGACAAGGCACACCCTACATGGAAGCCCATATATCAGAAGCACCCTACACTATCCCAGAGCTAAAGGAGCTGGGATACCAGACGTCCCCCTTTGTGCAAGTCCTAGACAGCACAGGGGGCTTAATTGATGAATGGGCCGGGTTTAAACCAGATCGAATTAAGGCGATAGCAGCACACTAGCGGGAATGACACCCGCGCTCAACAAGACAAACCCCTAGGAGACTAGAACGTGAACGTTTTAGAAAATAATGACCTGCGCGCCCTGTTTGATCGCTATGGCCTTGACTACAGTGTCGATTCTGCGCCCGGCTATTGCACGGTCGCCACTCTCGACCTTAACTGCATGGGTGCGTATGACGTAAATCTAGAGTTTCACGAGGATCACGTGGTTATCGAGCTCTGGGTGGACCATGACATCGAGTATGTGCCTCAATGCCTCCAGACTGATTACTGGTTGAGGATTAAGGCGCCTATTTGGATGGCGGATCATATCGCGTATGTAACCGCCCGCCAGCAAAAGGAAGAGAGCTAAAACCGTGTCTACTTCTAACCCTTGGATCCGGTACAGGGATGTTCTCGAAGTCATTGAACGCAGCACTAACCAGGCTATGAGCGAGAAGCTCTCAGCGCAAAGCCAAAGCGACTGGGTCTACTGGGATGGGATTAAGGAAAACTGCCGGGTAATGGGCGTTAACGTTGCCGGCCTCGCTGTGACTACGCCACAGCCTCCAACCGCTGAAATGATTGAAGCCCGCACCCTAGCCAGGGTGATCGACTGTATTGACGCGATTACTGAAAAGGCTTTAAGCAGCCGTGAAGAACAGGCACAGGCAGCCATGCTATTGGGGCTTAAAAACCTCCGCGCTGAACTCCGCAGCAAACAGGACAAACTACTAGGAGAATAACCATGAGCACCCCTATTGCCTACACCGGCCACGCCCCTGTGAAAGCTCACGCCACGGACGCGGGCTATGACCTTGTGGCTACAGCAGCTAAAACACTAGCCCCCGGCCAACGTGCACTCATACCCACCGGGCTACACATCAACCTACCCGCTGGCACCGTCGGTTACGTGTGCCCACGCAGCGGCCTGGCTGCAAAACACGGCATCACCGTACTCAACGCCCCCGGCGTCATCGACCCCGGCTACATCGGTGAAATCTTCGTCAATCTTATCAACCTGGACGAATGCCCCTACGTGATCCTTGAGGGGGACAGGATCGCACAGCTCATCATTCACAACACCGTAGACGTCGATTGGCAGCGCGTCTCAGAGTTTGAAGAAACACAACGCGGCGATAACGGCCACGGATCAACCGGGGCATAAACCCAATGACCCCTCTAGCAACATAAACACGCTAGAGGGGTCAAGACTATATAGCCCCACACAAACGCAACAGGAGGGACACATGCACCCTACCCCCACACCCGAAAAGCTCAACAGGCTACACCTAGAGCTGGACTGGTGGGAGCGGGAACTAAACACACCCGATGAAGAAACTAAGGGTAGAGGGTTCGAAGAATTCAACGCGGGGATATACCACGCGATAGTGGAATTCAAGACCATACTAGACAGACTAGGACTATAACCATGTATGCCACATACATAGACCTATTCAAAGACATAGACAAGCTAACGGACGCCCTACACACAGCCCGCGCAAACATCACAGCCCCCACCACACCACCAGAAGTCCACACCCGTGCCCCCTACGGCCCCAAACCACCGTGTAACCTACACTGGCTAAACACCACCATAGAGGCAGAAGGCAGTCTAAAAGAACTCACCACGGCGCTAGCAGAACTACTAGACGCCCCACCCCCACGCCATAGGCACACCACATGGCTATACCACAAAGCCGGGGACATCGTAGACAACAAGGAAGCCAACCAGTTGGCCCACGAGGATCTATCAACAATCACCCACAGCCTACAACCACCCACACCCACCACAGACACCACACCCCCCACCACATGGGAGGCAGAACACAGCATCCTCCACAAACTCAAACGGCTAGGCTACACCACAACAAGCAAAGAACTACACACCCTAGCCACACGCGGGCACATAGAACAAGCGTGGACACACAAAGGCAAACACTACAAACTAGCCCAGGTAGTAGACTACCTAACGCAAACCACTTGACACGCATACACCACCACATGCTATAATTGCAAACAGTGCCCCCACTGTGGGGTGCCGTCATGGGTTACCAAAGTAAACGTTCCACTATCGCTAGCGGTCTTACTCTGGCAGCTTCTAGGTGTGGCCATGCTGTCCCCTGCCAATAACGGCAGTGTATCGGAGAGACCCGCCGCCCCCGCCCACCACATACGGTAGACGGGGTTTCAAACTTACACACACACAACAAAATACAAACACACACGGGAGGTACCACACATGCCATTCACAGACAGCCCCGCCGCCCGCCGTCTACGCAAACGCCTCCAAGCGCAATACAAAGAACAGAACAAGCCCTGCGCCATATGCGGACAACCCATCGACTACCAAGCGCCACGCACCACATACCACCCAAACAGCCTAGACCTAGACCACATACAGCCAACAAAGACACACCCACACCTAGAACTAGTGGAAGATAACATACAACCCGTTCATGCCTCATGCAATAGACACAAGAGCGACGGTGTAGCAATACATCCAATAGGCAACACAAGCCGCATATGGTGACTAAAGCGAACACAAAACATATAACATGCAAACACATGCATAATATACATAAAGCAAACCACAACACCCCCAAACACCCCCAAACAACAAAAGCCCAGGTCAAAGGGGGTGAGGGGTAAAAATCACGAAGGGAAAAAACCCGCAAAACTAAAGGGGTGGGGACGTGGTATTTCCCCCCATGGTTGCATAGCCCCCTGAATAATATGCAGGTTGTGGCGTGTTTTTGCTGGACTTTTAGGGGTTTGTCCCCTGTTTCGGGAGGTGATAAAAATGGCTACTAAACATGTTGGCGAGGTAGAGGCGGCTGTCTTGAAAGCCGTTGACGCCTCTGGGCTGATGGATGACCCCCGGAATAGTGGGGCGGTGGCTGTGGCTTTGTCGTACGCGCGTCAGATTGACGATAGTGAGCGCGCGTCGTCGGAGGATCGGACTAAGGCGCTGTACCTGGGGCCGCATTTGCTAAAGACTTTGATGACGTTAGGTTTAACCCCCGGCGCGCCGTCTGATGATGCGCCTAAGACGCGGGGGCGGCCTAAGCGTAATAAGGCGGTGATGGATGGACTACGCGCAATTAATGGAGGCTTGGAGTCGTCAGGATGATGGACAGCACGGCCACACTATGCCGCGTTTGTTCCCTCCGACTTTGGGCGGGAGGGAGCTCACCCCAGAAACTACGGCGGGGTTTTCGCTTATCGAGTTTGCGGAATTAATCGGCCAACCTTTGAGGCCATTCCAACAATGGCTAGCGTTGCATGGCTTGGAGTATAACGAGGATGGGTCGGACTTTCGTTTTAAACGCGTGATTGTTGAAGTTGCTAGGCAAAACGGTAAGACTCACTTTATGGTCGTTCTTGGCCTGTGGCGTTTGTTTGTGTTTGGGGCGTCTGGGATCATTTCGACGGCTCAGAATTTGAAGTATGCTGAGGGGACTTTGGCAGATGCGTTCCGTATCGCCGCGTTTAACCCTGTGCTGTCCCAGTGGTTGCGTGATAATACGCGCGCCGATGAAGATGACGAATTTAACGGTAAATATATTACGCGCGTCAATGGTGGCCATATGTTTAAGTTGACGGGCGCCCCGGTGGATGGTGCTGTGGATTTAGCTAAAGATGGCCCGCCGTTTTGGAGCGTGACCACTTCCACGCGTAAGGGCGGTCGCTCTATGACTGTTGACCTGGCGTTTTTTGATGAGCTGCGAGAGCATATTAAGTGGGATGCGTGGGACGCTATTACACCCACAGTAAGCCAGCGGCCCTTTGGCCAGGTGTGGGCGTTCTCTAACGCGGGCGATGCAAGTTCTATTGTCTTGCAGGATTTGCGTAGTCAGTGCTTGGAGTCTGTGAACGCGGGCTTAGCGGATGCGTCTAATATGGCTTTGTTTTCGTGGTCTGCGGATCCGGCTTTGCCGATTGATGATCCGCGCGGGATGCTGCAGGCAAACCCATCTTTGGGTTATGGGGCGGCAAAGCTGGAGCATTTGCGGGCAGAGGTTAGGTCAACGCCTAACCCCGATGGGTTTAGGACTGAGTACCTGTGTCAGTGGGTGCAGTCGGTTGAGCCTGGAAAGATTCTGCCGGCTGTGTGGGAGCCGTTGGCCGATCCCGCGTCTACTATCCCGGATGATGCGGTTATAGCGGTAGGTGTGGATGTGGCTGTGGACGGACGCGCTGCCTATATCGCTGTTGCTGCTGAGCGTGGGGACGGTGTCGTTCATGTCGAGATTGTGGCGGCCCGCCCCGGCTATTCGTGGGTGGTGGATTGGCTACGGCCCCGCGTGGGGTCGTGGTGCGATGGTGTCGTGGCTCTCCAAGTGAAGGGTTCACCGTCCCAGGCTTTGGCCCCGGGTTTAGCCGACGCTGGTTTCACTGTGCGCCCGTGGCAGGGTGGGGATATGACCCGATCAACTCTTGGATTCTTTGACGCTATCCAATCTGGACGGGTGGTTCATATTGACCAGCCTGTTTTAAATGAGGCGGCTTTAGCCGCTGTTGAGCGTAAAGCCGGTGACGTCTTTATCTGGGATCGTGGCAAATCATTTGGCGACATTAGCCCGTTCGTGGCTTGTAACATTGCGTGGTGGGCGGCGTTAAACCCCCCGGAAAAATTCATTAGCGCTTACGCCGCCGATGATTTCGAGGACGTCGTGGAAGAGTTGGAAGACGCGCCGCTTATTGATGATGATGATGACGGCGGCGGTTTGTTGATCGTGTAAAAGAGAAGGGGGGTGTCTTATGGGCTTTTTTGAAAAGCTGGGATTTAAAGCCCCGGTTATGGAGGCACCTAGCGCGGATGTGCTAGCCGCCCCATTATTTGCAAAATTAGCTAGCGACGTGGATTCAATGCCAGTCGAACAGTTGTGGAAAGAGCAACCACACCTTAGAACTGTTACCGAGTTTATTGCCCGGAACATTTCGAGTGTGGCTCTCCATGTGTATAGGCGGGGGGATGATGGGGGCCGTATTCGCGACCGTGATTCAGACGCGGCGCGCGTTTTGTTTAAGGCTAACCCTGGTCAGTTAATGCAGGATGTTTTACATGCCTCACTACTTGACCTTTGTTTATTTGATGAGTTTATTTGGTTCGTCGCTGTTGATGATGATGGTAGCCCGGCTGTTTATCCGATTAGCCCACTGTGGGTGTATCGGAAAAACTTTAGTGATAGGTGGACTTTGCGGTCTATCATTGTTGCCGATGATGATGGTAACCATGTGGAGCTGCCCGCCTCTAACATTGTTTATTGTCATGGCTATCAGCCGGGGACTTATCGCTACGGCGTGTCACCTGTCGATTCTTTGCGGGATGTGTTGAAGGAGCAACTGGAGGCGGCGGCGTATCGTGGCCAGTTGTGGAAAAACGGGCCACGCCTATCAGGGGTGATTACACGGCCTAAGGACGCGCCGTGGACGGGTGCAGACCGTAACAGGTTTAAGGCGTCTTGGAGTAGTCAATATACGGGCCGTGGGTCTGGTGCGGGTGGTACTCCTGTCCTTGAGGATGGTATGGACTTTAAGCCCATGCATTTGAAAGCACAGGATGAACAGTTTGTCGACGTCGCTAAACTCGCATTGGCTACCGTGGCTAGTGTCTACCATATTAACCCTACGATGGTAGGGCTTTTGGATAACGCTAACTACTCTAACGTTAGGGAATTCCGCAAAAGCCTTTACGGCGATAGTCTGGGGCCGATTATTAAAAAGCTGGAGGGCGTGATTAACGCGTTCCTGTTGCCTTTGCTAGGAGTCCCGGATGGGGTGTATGCGGAGTTTAATTTGGATGAAAAACTACGCGCGTCATTTGAGGAGAAGGCGTCTATTACGACGGCGGCGGTTGGCGGCCCGTGGATGACCCGGAACGAGGCGAGGGAACAGAATAACCTAACACGTCTAGATGATGGTGATTCTTTGCTTGTTCCACTAAATACGACTGATGCGGATCGGCTGGGGGAGTCTCTAGCTGGTGAGGGGGAGCAATGACGCTACATGTGGTGGTGGGGCCGCCTTGTTCTGGTAAGTCTACTTTTGTTGAGCTACATGCCCCGCGTGGTACCCCGCGATTTGACTTTGACCGCGTGGCAGCCGTGGTGGATGGTACGGGGGAGTTGCACCCGGAAACTGTACGCGGGGAGTCTGTGCTGAACGCTGTGGCCGCTATGAGGCGCGGGTTTACCGGGTGGATACTGGATGCTGAAACAGGTTCCCCGGATGCTTGGATTATTTCAGGCAACCCGCCACAGTCGCTTATTGCTGCGTATGCGGGCGCCGGGGCTGAGTTCCACCTTTTAGACCCTGGTATGGATGTGTGTTTGCAACGCGCCCGTGATGAGGGGCGCCCCGCATATACAGAAGAGGCTATTAGGGCGTGGTATGAAAACCCGCCCACGATCCCCACGGGGGAGAAAGGGGGAACAATGAAGCTAAAACAGTTGGATTTCACTTTGGTTAAGTCTGATAATTCGGATGATTTAGCCGAAGGTGAGTTTATCGGCTATGCGTCTGTTTTCGGCAATATTGATTCTTACGGGGATGTGGTGGCGCGTGGCGCGTTTGCCGATGCTCTGAAAGAGTGGGGCGGGGCGCCTGGCCGTCTGCCTGTCCTGTATGGGCATGATTTTCATGATCCGTTTTCCAACATTGGGGAGGTGTTGGACGCGGTAGAAGACGACCATGGGTTGAAGGTACACGCGCGCCTTGATCTGGACAACCCTAAGGCAGCCCAGGTTTACCGTTTGATAAAGGCGGGGCGCCTCTCTCAGATGTCTTTTGCATATGACGTTTTGGACGGCGGGCCTGTTGATATTGACGGGCGGGACGCTTACGAGATACGGCGCGTGAAGCTTTACGAGGTGTCTGTCGTACCAATCGGTGCTAACCAGGATACTGAAATTGTGGGCGTGAAGAATGCGCCATCGATTTCTAAAGACGATGTTATGCAACTGTTGCGTGACGTCATGAGCACGCCTGTGGCTGAGGCTGAACAGGCGGCGTCATCTGTTGTTGCTGACCCGGAGGGGAAAGACGCCTCGGGGGATGTTTTCGCGGCTGCGTTGGCCGTGGAATTGGAACTACTGGAAGTGGGAAAAAATGACTTTGAAGAATGAGCGCGCGCTTGCATTGAAGGCCGCCCGCGAACTGGCTGACAAGTACCGTGAGACTATGACCGAGGACCAGCGGGCTGAGATTAAGGCCGCTGTTGATAAGGTCCATGAGATTGACGAAAAGCTGGAACAGGCGGCTAAGTCCCGTGAGTTGTTGAAGTCCGTGGGGGCTTTGCGTGAGGTTGAAGAGGATGCAGCCCCGGCTGAGGTGAAGGCCGCTACATTGGGTGAGCACTTTGTGAAAGCGGCGCGTGATGGTTTGCGAGAGCAAGCAGCGGGCGCGCGCTTGAACATCGTGGGCACTGAGTTTAAGGCGGCGGGGGATCCGTATAAGCGCCCTACCGGTGATGGCGCTGCGTGGGGTACGACGTTTGATCGTGCCATTGTGAACGCCCACCGAGAGCAGCTGGTCGCAGCTGATCTTATGGGATCGGCTACCGTGTCGAACGCCACTATTAAGTATTTGGTGGAAAAGGCCAACCGCATTGCAGAGGGCGCTGTCGGTTTTGTCGCAGAGGGCGGTAAAAAGCCCTACGTTAACTTTACTGCCTTTGACGTGGTTACTGAATCACTGACTAAGGTTGCGGCGTTGACTAAGCTCACAGACGAGATGATCTCCGACTATGGCTTTATTGCTGACTGGATTAACAACAATCTGGTGTACGAGTTGTCTGTTGCTGAGGAAAAGCAGCTCCTCAATGGTGACGGCACTAGCAACGGGATTAAGGGTCTGTTGAATCGTGACGGCGTTCAAGCGAAAACCGGAACGGGTGTAGGCACCTGGTCGGACACGATTTTCGAGGCTATGGGCATGGTTCAGCAGTCCACTACGCTAACGGCTGACGGCCTGGTTATTAACCCGGCTGACTACCAGCCTTTGCGCCTGTCTAAGGATAAGAACGGCCAGTACTATGCGGGCGGGCCATTCGCTGGCCCGTATGGTAACGGTGGTATTCAGATTAACCCCGGCCCGTGGGGTCTGCGAACTGTGGTCACTAACGCAGTGCCTCAAGGCACGGCGCTTGTGGGCGCATTCAAGCAGGGCGCTACGGTGCTGCGTAAGGGCGGTCTGCGAGTAGATTCCACTAACACTAACGCGGATGATTTCGAGAACAACCTAGTTACTGTCCGCGCGGAAGAGCGCCTCGGTTTGATGGTCCCGGCCCCGGCTGCGTTCGTCAAGCTGACTTTGACGGCGTGATAAGTATGGGTGATTCGCGTAAACGGTGGAGGGTGGTTTTCCCTAACGGGTTTGAGACCACTCTTTTAATGACGGACGAATTCGCGGCGCGTTTTTATCCGGGGGCCGTTCCTGAGGGTGTGGCTCTGGATGGGGTCACGGCTGAGGATGAAGAGGCGGCGGGGGATGCTGTAGAGGCTCCCCCCGCCCGCCGTGGGAGTAAGCCGAAAAACGGTTAGCCTGTTAGGGGGTGATAGCTGTGGGAAGGATTGAAAAACCGTCGTCTTTTATAACTGTGGATATGTTGAAGCAGTTGGACCCTAAGGGCGCTGAGTTTATTTCTCAAGAGCATATTAACGCGGCTATCGCGTCTGTTCGTAATATTTGCGGGTGGCACGTGTTCCCTAGTTTGTCGGATAGTATAACACTTACTGAACAGTCTGGGGATACTATTATTTTGCCCACCAAATCGGATACTGTGGTTAATTCTATCGAGGTGTATGCATCCTTATCCCAGTCCGAGGGTGGGCAGATTTGGACTACCCGCGCGGGTGGTGAGTTTATGGCCTTCCCCGGTGGTATTGTGAAACTGGTAGGTATCCAGCTTAAGCCCGGCTATTCGGTTAATGTTGATTTCGAACACGGCTTTGGAACACTTGGAGATAGTGCAGATAGCTACCCACAGGACTTAATTTCTGTGATTCTGTCTATGGCGTCTCGTGCTGCACAGCCCTCTGGGGCTATCACGGTGGGCGGTATCAGTATGGGTGCTACCACAGGGATCACCCCACAGTCTCACGAATATAGGATCCTTGATACCTATAAGCTAAGGGCGTTGCCATGAACGGCGCGATTTTCAACCAGACAGTTGAGATATTGCGCGCGGGCACAAAGCGTAGCCGCTACAGCTCGGAGACTGTTCCCGATTGGTCTAACCCCACAGTTATCCCGGTAGAGTTCCCTGTCAGTGTGCAGCCCGTGGGGACTACCGAGGACGGGGTTTTACGCCCCACGGTGGACCAGTCCTGGAGGATGTACACACCACCGGGGACTGATTTAGATATTCGGGCGTCTGATCGCGTGAGACTAGGCGGGGTGCTGGTGATGGCTGTGGATGGCGCCCCCGCGCGCTGGCCGGACCCTAATAACCCCGGTTCAGTTCATCATGTGGAAGTGGGGCTAAAGCATGTCGTCGGATAGGGTGCCGGACTTTATTTGGAGGGACGTCAACCAGCAAAAGGGGTTAAAGCGCCATTTGTTGGGGGTGGGGGAGCGTGTAGCCCGCGCCGCCCTGGCTGAGTCGCGTAAACACGGCGGTAAGGCTAATTATTCTGTGCGTTACAGTGTGCGTCCCCGTGGTCGTGCCCAGGTGCAGGTCTTTTCAGACAATAGGGCTGAGGAGTACGGCGTGGAAGATACTCCCCGGATTGGAGCGCTGAGGCGCGTTATCAAGAGGGGAGGCTACTAGTCGTGGATGTTTTAGCGGCCATTGTGGAAAAGCTACAGGGCGTTAATGATTGGCCGGTTTATGCTGAACTCCCCCATGATTTCGAGCTAGAGGGGCTTCCTGTCGTGGATGTGTGGCAGGTTGGCCCCGCTGAACGCCGTGCCGCTATGAACGCGTTAGGGGCGGATATTGTCGAGTTTGATGTCGATATTTACACCACCCCGGCTATGTGGAATAGCGGGGAGGCGTGGAAGCTAGCGAATGCGGCGCGGATGGAGTTGTGGAGGTGGTGGGGAGCGTCTATTCATGTGGTGGACGCTTCCCGCCCTGAGTCCCGTCCGGATCGTAACGAAAATATTAGGCGCGTGGGTTTCACTGTATCGGTGATGGTTGCGGCCTAGAATTAGATTTTTTTATTTTCCTTGAAGGGGGAATTATGGCTAAGGCCACTGTTGATGTTTCTAACCTGGTCGATCTGTCCCAGGCTAATTTTGCGCGCGAACTAGCGCTGCTTGGTGTTACGGGCGTAGCTCACTACGCACCTTACGGCACTAAGCTACCTGAGTCTATGGAAAAGCTAGACAAGCCGTGGACCGCCCTAGGCTGGTGCAACGATTCCGGCATTTCTGAGTCTCAGAGTGAAGAGAAGAACGAGTTCAGCGTTTGGCAGTCTACCGAGAATTTGCGCGAACAGATCAATAAGCGCGAATACACGTTTAAGCTGACCGCGTTGTCTATCGGCGGCCTGGCTAACGCTCTTTATTACTCTGTCCCCGAGGACATGATGGCGTGGGATGAAGAGACAGGGGTGGCGTCTTTCGAGCAGGGCGGCACTATCCCCGAGGACTACATTTTTAGTCTGGTTATCGATATTGTTGATGGCCATAAAGCCCGCCGTATCGTTATCCCTAAGGCTACGGTCTCGGAGCGCGGGGACGTGAATTACACGCGGTCTGATTTGGTGGGCTATGAGTTCACCTTTAAGGCTAACCTTGATGCGGGCGCGGGCTATTCGGTTAAGCGCCTGTTTAAGGAAGGCTGGAAGCCCGGAACCGAAGGAACGATGCTCGCGGGCGCCGCCTCTGAAAACGGCCTAGGCGATTGGTCTAAGGACGTTGCCACGGCTGAGGGTGATACTAAGGCCTACACCTTTACGTTGAAGGGTGCCACCTCTGGCACCTGGGATTTGGCAGTCGGTGATAAAAAGGCTACGGGCTTGTCTTGGAAGGCTACCGACGAGCAGGTGCAGAAGGCGCTGCGCGCTAAGGGTGAGAAGACGGCCCGCGTATCTGGCAGCGTGCAGGGTGGGTTTACTATTTCCGGTGTGGCGTCAAAGCCTACGGTCACAGTGACCGCCCTGGAAGGCGTAACTAGTGCTGAGGTTTCGGAGGCTACCGCCGCCTAGCCGGTATGGGTGACGTGTGAGGGGCTGGGGACTGTAAACCCCTGGCCCCTCTTTATGTTGCCGCCTTTTTGTAGACTTGCAGCCCGCGCTAACGGGTGCACGTGACCACCTAGAAAAGTAAAGGTTTTGCGCGCGTGGGGGAGTTGAGGGCAGGTCGCCCCCACATGTTTGCGTTGTTCCTATTGGCGCGGTTGACCCCGCGCGGGTTGCATATAACTTAAAAAAATTGATGAAAAGACTTGCCCCTTTTTTTGAAAGGATCTGTCACAGTGACTATTAACCTAGATGCCATGCTTGCTAAGCGCCGTGAAGCAGTGGGGGACGCTAAGGGATTCCCCGTCGAATTCGGCGGGAAGACGTTTTATTTCACAGCCCCGGAATTGGCTAGTTCTGATTTTAATGACCGGTTCGACGAACTACAGCGGGATGTCCAAGACGGCCTAATGACCGCTAAGGATGTGCGCGCGGAATTCCTAGACATGTTCCTAGGGGAACAAGCGGAAGAATTCGCGGCCTTGTGCGAGAAGGAAAATGTAGACCCCACGCCGATCATTCTTTATGCAGTTCAGGAGCATAACGAAGCTGTTGCGGAAAACCCTACCCAGATGCGCTCGCGGAATTCCCGGAAGCCTGTGAAGCGGCGTTAATCGCTGAATATGGGCGGGATTATGTCGCCGCGTTTTGGCGTGGAGAAATAACCACGCGGATGCTGGTGGCCCTGTTGAAGGGGCTACCGGCTGATAATGCTTTGGCGCGTGCGCGGGGGCGGGAGTACGCGTGGACGCCGCTAGAGGACTTAGCGTGGGCACAAGTCCAGTATCTGAGGCGTCTTGAGACTATGGTTGCCACGTCCTTGGATCATAAACAACGGGAATTGCCTAAGTCTGTTCCCTACCCGTGGAGTGAGCCTGACGATGGGGTTAACCGTTTGGGCCGTGTTGATTCTGGTGATGAAACAGCGGCGGTCGAGTATCTTATGGGTATGCTTTCGGCGGGGGAGTAATTTTTTTTGTGTTAGGGGTGGTGCGCTATGGGCATGGATTCTGTATTTATTCCGATCCTACCGGCGTTTGATAAGTTTTTTGATGAGACTAACAAAAACCTTAAAAAGGCTGGTGACGATGGCGGCAAAGTCATGGCGCAGTCTTTGGCGGATGGGATTAGGCGCGCGGAGTCTGATGTTAAGCGGGCTAGTGAGGCTATCGGCAGGGCTAAGGACAGGGCGGCCGAAAAAGCTGATAAGCTTAAAGTTGCTGAGCTGCAATATCAAGAGGTCTTAGATAAGGGGGATGCTAAGGCGTCTCAGATTGCGGCGGCTGAGGCTAAGGTTGCTAAGGCCCGGCGCGATGTCGAAAGCGCGGATAAGTCCGTGGAAAAGGCTGTTAAAAACTTAGCTAACTCTGAGGAAAACCTTATAAAGGTAAATAATCAGACGGCGGACAGTTTTCAAGCGACAGAGAAACGCGCGGGCCTCTTGGACGGCAAGCTAGGTGGACTAGCGAAGTCGGCGGGCGCTTTTATCGGCGGGTTTGCTGCATTTAGCACTATTAAAACCTTAGTAGTGGATGTGGGGGGCGCATTTGATGGCGCCTTTGACGCTATTCGCATTGGTACGGGTGCCACTGGCTCCGATTTGGAGGCGTTGAAGGATTCCATGCGGAATGTGGCCGGGGTCACCCCTGATGTGGCTGATGGTATTGAGGGGATCGGCACCACCCTTGCCGATCTGAATACGCGCCTTGGTCTAACTGGTAAGCCTTTGGAGACAATTACATCTCAGCTTGCCGAGTTGAAAAACATGGGTATGGAAACCGATGTTAACACCCTATCGGCTGCGTTTAAAGCTTTTGGCGTAGAGGCTGAGGCCATGCCGGGTGCCTTGGATGATCTGTTTAGGGCGTCGCAGGCTACAGGGCTTAGCATTGATGAGCTAGCGGGGGCGGCGCTAAAGGGCGCCCCACAGCTTAAAGAATTTGGCTTTAACCTGGGTGACGCTACCGCCCTTGTTGGCCGGTTAGATAAGGCCGGTGTTAATTCACAACAGGTTATTGGCGCTATGGCTAAGGCTATGGGCGCGTTCGCTAAAGAGGGTAGGGCGCCTAAAGAGGCTTTGGCGGAAACCGTTGCCCAGATGCAAGAGTTCATCGACACGGGGGACCGTGCCGGGGCTATTGATTTAGCTAGTCGTTTGTTCGGTGTCAAGGGCGCGGGACAAGTGATTCAGGCATTGCAGGATGGTGCGCTGGCTATAGATGATCTGGCCGGTAGTATCGGCGCTACGGGGGATACTATTCTTGATGTGGCGGCAGAGACTGCCGATTTTCCTGAACAATGGGCGTTGTTTAAACAGCAGGCCATGTTAGCGGTGGAGCCTATAGCGTCCCAGATTTTCGGCTTGTTAGCACCCGCCCTGGAGCTGGTGGCGGGCCAATTGGGGCCGCTGGTTTCGAAAATTCAAGAGGCTGTAGATTGGGGTAAACAGCATAGGGATTTAATGACTGTTTTGAGTGGCGCGGCTTTGGGCGTGGCGTCTGCGTTTGTGGCTGTTCAAACGGCCCAGGCGGGCCTATTCGTTGTGGGCAAACTAAAGGCGGTTGTTGCGCTTTACAAGGCGTGGCGCGCGGGTACCCTGTTGCAAACAGTGGCCCAGATGGGGCTTAATACGGCGCTGCTGGCTAACCCTATTGGGTTGATCGTTTTGGCTATTGGCGCTGTCGTTGGCGCCCTGGCAATTTTCTTTACTAAGACGGAAACAGGGCGGAAACTGCTAGATTCCCTGAAAGGCCAGATTGGCGCGTTCTGGGAGACTCTAAAAGGCTGGGGTTCTGGTATCGCTGGCTGGGCTAAGGGAATTTGGGGAGGCATTAGTGATTCCTTTGGTAAGGCGTGGGAGTTTATTAAAGACTTTGGCGGGGCCGTGGCTGATGTATTCAGCATTTTTACTAAGGGTGATTACACGGGTGGCCTGGCCGCGTTTGGTTTTGAAGAGGATAGCGGCCTGGTTAACTACCTGTTAACTATTCGTGATGCGTTCCTAAATACCTGGGAGATTGCTAAGGGTGTTTTTGGGTTCCTGTGGGGCGCGTTTAAGGGTGTTTTGCAGGTTGTGCAGCCTTTTGGGGAGGCGCTAGTTTGGATCATTCGCCAGGGTTTGCTGTTCCAAAAATTCCTAGTTAGTGGCATGTTTGATATAGCTAAGTTGGCTATTGATGGTTTTGTTAGCGCTTTTGTCTCTATTCGCGATTTTATTATGCCGATCTGGGATTGGTTTAGTGGCGTTTTGGTCGCTGGCTGGAATGCGGCTGTTGAAGGTATGCGCGTAGTTTTTGAGCCTGTCGCTAACGCTATTGTTACGGCATGGAACTGGATTAGAGACGGTGCTACTGCTGTGTGGGACTGGATTCGCGAGGGCGTGCTGTGGGCGTGGAATAGAGAAGTTGAGGGTTGGTCAATCGCCTTTAATATCGCTAAGGATTTTATTCTTGGAGTATGGGAGACCCTGAAAAACGCCCTATTGGCTGGCTGGCAGTGGATAGACGCTAACGTGTTTACGTCTTTGCGCGTGGGCCTGGACGTGATTAAAAACGCGTTTGGTGTTGCCGTGGACGGCATTACTGCGATGTGGGATAACATACGCGCGGCGGCAGCTAAACCGATTAAGTTTGTTATCCAAAGTGTTTTTAACGACGGTATCGTTAGTGCTTGGAATAAAGTGGCTGACTGGGTGGGACTCGATAAGGTCCAGCCCTATGAGCCAGCCTGGTTAGGCGCTTTTGCTGACGGTGGCGTACTGCCTGGATACACCCCGGGGCGTGATCCCTACACGTTTGTGGAGCCGCGTAGTGGCCTAAAAATTGGACTATCCGGTGGCGAGGCCATCATGAGGCCCGAATGGGTGAAGGCTGTAGGCGGCGTCGCCGCTGTGGATGCTATGAATAAAACGGCGGCGTCTAGCGGCGTTAGCGGCGTTCGTAAACAATTAGGCGAGGGCGCGGCCTTTGCTAACGGCGGCGTGGTTGGCGACCTGGATAAGCGCGTGGCGTCCCTGTTCGGAAAACTGAAAGGTGAGCACGGCAAACCCTACCAGTACGGCGGCGTGGGCAACCCGTCGTGGGACTGTTCCGGCCTGTGGTCTGGAATTGTTCAGGATTTGAACGGCGGGAATTTACGCGGTGGGCGCATTTTTAACACCGAGTCTAATTTCGGCAATTTCGGCTTTGTCCCCGGTTTGGGGGGCCGCGTCACTATTGGCGTGCTGTCTGGCAAAGGCGGCGGCGCTAACGGCCACATGGCGGGTACTATTGACGGGGTTAATATTGAGTCCTCTGGTGATAATGGTGTTCAGATCGGCGGGCGTGCCCGTGGCTCTGACCACCCCCTGTTTAACCACGCGTACACGCTGAAAGAATTCCTAGGGAAGTTTATTTCCGGTGGCGCCGGTGGAGGTGGCGGTTTCTTTGACATTCGCGCGCATGTGCGCAATATAGCGGAGGCTGTTTTGCGGCCAATCATGGACGCTATACCGCAATTTAACGGCACCCTAGGCTACGTTCCTAAGGCGTTTGCTGGGAAACTTAAAGACGCTGTTCTGAATTTCATTTCCGACCATGCCGGGTCGTTTAATGGCGGCGCGGGCGTTTCTGGTAACGCTGAAACGTGGCGTGAGATGGCTATGGCTGCAATGCGGCGTAATGGGTTTAACGCGGATGACCCCCGGCAGGTTGACACGATGATTCGACAGATTCAGAGCGAGTCGGGCGGTATTCCAAATCGTAATCAAGAGATTGTCGATGTTAACGGTACGGGGGCGGCGGCGGGCCAGGGCTTGCTGCAGATCATTCCCAGTACGTTTGCGGCCTATCGTGATCCGTCTTTGCCGAACGACCGGACGGACCCGTGGGCTAACATGAATGCGGCGCTACGCTACTACCGGGCGCGTTATGGCGATGACCTTACAACTATGTGGGGGCATGGACATGGCTATGATAGTGGCGGCTGGCTGAAGCCCACCCCGGGTGGTTTTGGCAGTTACTTTAATCACACTGGTAAACCGGAGGCTGTGCTGACGGACGGACAGTGGGCGCGGGTGTCCGGGCTAGTTAGCTCTGTGGATGCGCTGGTGGCAGAATTGCCACGCATTTTGCAGGGCGGCCCCCGCGCCTGGAATGAAACAGCGGCCCACTTGCAATACCTGGTAGACACAGGTGACTACCTGGGGAACGAGTGGTTTTCGGAGTCTAGCCCGCTTGCTAAGGCGGCGCTAGCGGCGCATAACTACTTTAAGAGTTTCGGCAACCCTGGCCAGTTTGGGCGCCCGGATCAGTGGGCGGCACACTTTGGTGGGATGGCGGCGGCTGGTGTAGCTAATGACGTTTTGGGCCTATTTGGGCTAGACGGCATTATCGGCGGCTCTTTGAAGCAGTCGTTTGTTGATCTGGTGAACGCGGGCGCTGATACTGCCAGTGCTCAAACAGGCTACCCCGTGGGACATATCCATACTGGTAGTTTGCAGCCGGTGGCGGTGTTGGACGACAACGGACTTGTTGTTGGCGAGGCGTCTAGGGCTGTCGGTGTTGAGGCGTCGTCGGGTTCGAATACTACCGTCACGGATAAAGACGGTGTGGAGAAAACCCCGGTAGTTGATTCGTCTAGCTCTACCACCAAATTAGAGATTAGTTTAGATCCTGATGGCAGCTACACAGGTAAGCAGGTTGAAGAGTTATTAAAGGGTCTTAACGAAAAGGTTAGAGGTCTGGATGTTGAAGTTAAGGGGCTGAAAAAAGGTCAGGAGGCCACGGTTACCAGTGGCTTGTCTATCCTGGTCTAAAAGTTCCTGACGGTTAGGGGCGTTTTCATGGTGAAGGATTTATATACAGTTACGTGGACTAGCCACGCGGGGCGGCGGTGGATTCTGGAAGGGGATTTACGCGCCCGCCGTGGGGTTATCTTTACGGGGCTAGACGGCATGGTGGGGAAGGTTAATCGCTCTAGCGTTGATCGTTCTACGGGCGTGGGTGTGGTTGATACTGCTACCACGTTTGGCGCGATGTCTGGCACTCTGTCTGTGGCTGTCTATCCTGACGGGGACGCCCCTTTGGGCCGCGTGTGGACTGAGTTTGTGCGTGGTTTTGATTTGACGCGCCACGGGGTTTTGGAAGTGGTGACGGCGGGGCGGGAGGTTTGGCGCGCTGAGTGTGTTTTGTCGGAGCCTGTGGGCGCCCCGTCTGTTAGTCCTTACGCGGCTGGATTGTGGGAGGCGGGTTTGTCTATCCCGTTGTATTGTTCAACGGGCGTGTGGTGTTCCCCGTGGGAGGTTGAAGTCTCTGATAGCGCGGGCGTTCGCGTAACTAATACGGGTGATTTGCCTTTGTTCCCCTATATCGAATGGGCGGGGGCGGGTAAGTCATTCACGGTTAACGGGGTGCGTATTTCGTTGCCTACGGCAACGCAGCCACGGTTCCTTTCCTGTGACCCGGGGGAGGGGTTTGTGGTGCGCTCCGAAGGGCCGGAGGGTGCTAAGGATGTGGAAACTTGGTCGGCTATGCGTGGGTTGGCTGTGCCGTTTAGGGTTGACCCGGGGGAACAGATGCACGCGGCTACCGATTCAGGGTTGAAAGTACACACGCGTCAGCGGGCGTTAAGCCCTTGGAGGTGATGCCGCGGTGTCTGATTTTATTAACTGGCTGGATCAAAGGAACGCGGCTCATACCACGGGCGACGGCTGGGGGCTATGGTTAACCGATAAGTACTTTAACCCGGTGGCTGATCTTCACGGCTGCAGTAGCCTATCTTTTGAGGACAAAGTTAACGCCGTGGGGGTTATGGAGATTGTGCTACCGGGGGATCACCCGGCGGTAGAAGCGCTTTTGCCTTTGGACTTGGAGCGGGTGGGCGCCCCCGAAGCCATGTGGGGGGCCCTGGTTGATTCTGGACAGTTCCTTATTTTTGAAGGGCCGGGGGGCGCGTCGGAGCGTATTGTGGGCCGGGTCGCTCGTATCACTGACACCCGGGGGCAGGGCGGCCACGGGACGGTAACAGTTGAGGCTAAGACTCTTTACCGTCATGTGGAGAAAATAGCTTGTTACCCTACCCCTGGGGCACCTTTGGTGGCACAATTAAAGTACCGTGACTACCGGGCGGGGGATTCTTTGCGCGTGGTTAAAGAATATCTTTTCGTTAACCTTATGCGCGAATTCCAGCCTGAGTTAAGGCTTGGGTGGAAGCTGTGGGACATGGGCGCGTGGCGTTCACTTGTTGACCCTAGCCGCTGGCCGTTGATCGTTAACCCCGTGCACGCGTCCACTGCTACGCAAAACACGGTGTTAGACGCGCGTATGGATTTAGCGGCGGATTTGTTTTCTGAGACGCTCGACGCGGCGGGTTTGCTGTTAACGGCTAACCTGTGGCTACCGGGGGATAAGCAACCTGACGGGTTCCCCGTGGCCTTAACTACCCCTATCATTATCTTGGACGTTGTTCCTAGGCAATTTGATACGTCCACTACAGGCGGGGGGCTGGATTTTCTACGCGGCCTAGTCCGTAGTTTTGACAGGTCCAATAACGCCCCCCGCCGTGGTTTGGGCGATACGAAAGCAACAGCTGCGGGGGTGTACCCGTGGGTGGTGTGGCGCCCCGAGGACATGGGGGCTATGACGTCCGATTTCACTGTGGTTAAATCGGAAGACGCCCACGTAATTGTGGGCGGGCGTTCCCCCGAAGTCTTGAATAAGGCTATTAGCGCGGGTACGAAAGCCGCGTTTCATGGGTTAGCCGGTGGCCTGGCCGCTGCGTTCCCCCAATTTTCTATCTTGATCGGCGCGGCGGGTGAATTCTTTGGCGAAGCCGCCGCCTCATCGTTTCAGGATAAGCTTTTCGCCTGGCAAGAATTTAGCGACTCTGTCCGAATGGAGGCCCAGGGGCCATATCGCTATAGGACGTCTGTAGGTTCCGGCGATGGTTGGACGCTGTCAGCGTGGCAGCAGGCGTTTCAGATGCTCCAACAGGGAGCGGGCATGATGTCCGTGGGCTTTACTACTAGCGCCCAAACGATTTATAAGTGGGGGCGCGATTACCGGGCGGGGGATCAACAGGGCTTAGTTCATAGGGGCGCCTTATTCGCTACTTATGTTGCGGAGGCTAAATTATCGTGGTCTGTGTCCAGCGGGTGGCGTGAGGAGCTAACCCTGGGTGATCCTAGGGCGCGGGAGTCGTGGGCGCGGGGTTATGCGCGTTCACTGAAAGCGGTTAGTAACGCGGTTAGCCGCGTGAAGTCTTTTGTCATGTAAAGGAAAGGTATAGCCCTGTGGATGATATTTACCCGTACCCCGTTGCTGATGATTCCCACCCTTTGGCGTGGGTTTTTTTTAACGCAGCGGGTTTTCGCTTTGATCTTGAGTCGTGCGAAAAATTAGCGGCTCATGTGTTCGACTCGTTGAAGTGTGGCGCCCCGGGGTCTAATGGTGACCCGCTGATTAAATACGACGGCCTGGGCGGCATGGGTGGCCCGTGGGAGGCCGGGGCGTGGATTCCAGCCGATCAGGGGCGCGCCAGTGTGCGCGTCACGGCCCCGTCTGTGGATATTGGGGCTATGACGGTGGAAGAGCGGGAGGAATTGCGCGCCGCCTTGGAGGCTGTGGACGTGATGGAACGCGCTAATAGCTTAGATAGGGGTGGTGAATAGTGGGAGTTGATTTGTCGGGGCGTGTGGCCCCGGCCCCGGGCACTGATCCCGTGGGCGATGTTGTGGGTAACGCGCGTAAATTTTTTGAAAAATTGGGTACTAACCTGTGGGACGTCGTTCTAATGCCTGTGAAAATGATGACAGACGCCATTACACAGGGGATTGAGGGGCTGGCTAAAGCGTGGGGTTTTCTACCTGAGCAATTCAGGGACGCCCAGCTGGATTTAATTAATCGCGTGGACCTTTTGTCTAGCCCTATGAACTATTGCACTGCGTTCATGGACCACGCCCACCTGGGCGTCGGGTGGATGGATTTCAATAAGCAAATTGGCCCGGCGCGTAACGTGGAAGTACACGACGGTGGTTTGCGGCTGAAAAAGGAAGGCCTGTGGGATATTCGGGCGCTAGTTTCCCCATCGTGGGTCGTTATCGGTTTCCAAGACACCCGCTGGGAGTTAGTTGTCTTAACACCGGACAATAAGGTCTTTTCGAAATGCCAATTCTCATTACATACGACGCATGGTGGTTCGTCTGTGGGTATTATGTCAGTGGTCACACCCGCGCCTAATTATGTGGTGAAGGTTAAAGTCTGGCAGGTTCAGGCGGGGCGGGAGATTCGCGGCAACCCTATGTATTCGCGACTAACAGCCCAACAAGTTACCCAATTTACTAGGGGCGGTGTGACTGGTAAAACAGAGGAATCAGATTTCCTAGGGACGGGGGAATAGTTTTAAATGGCTAAGACTTTGGTCATTGATGTTACTAATGTTGTTGGGAAGACTCACCCGGATGATTCGGTGGCTTTGTATGCGCCGCGTGTGCGTGGTAGTGCTGACCGGGCGGGTGGTGTTGTGTCCACGGCGGCGCGTGTTGTCCATTTGGTTGACGGGCAGGCGCGTGTGGAAAACGTGGAGCCTGGCCCTATGGTGGTTGAGTTTCATTGCGCTAACTATCTAGGTGGCGAGCCTGTCGAGGTGGTTGTGCCGGATGGTAGTGGCACTGTGACTTTGCGGGCGCTTATTGAGTCGAAGTTTAAATACTCACCGGCTGTGCAAACGGCTGTAGAAAAGGCGGCGGACAGGGCGGCGGATAGTGAACGCGCTACTATCACGGCCCAGCGGAAAGCAGAAGATGCAGCATCGAAGGCTAACGCTAAGGTAGACGGCGCCCTGTCGGATGCTGTGGGCGCGCTGAGGAAGCAGGTTCAGGCGGATTTATCCCAGGTGGGCGCCGAGGTCGCTAAAGCTGCTAAGGCGGCTGAGGATGCGGAAAAGTTTAAAAAGGCGGCGGAGGGGGCGCTGGATTCGAAGGCGGATAAGACAGACCCGCGTTTTACTGACGCCCGCCCGCCTAGGCCGCATAGGATGGTTGAGCACTCCGATTGGCCGGGGAATATTAAGCCTCCTATGTTTTTGCCGGTGGGCCTATCGACGGCGTGCCGCTTACCGGATGGGCAGTTGCAAGTTAAAGAGACGCCTACAAATAAAGACCACGCGGCGTCGAAAAAATACGTGGATGATGTGGCCGCGTCTATTGCGCCTGTTGTTAAGCAGGTAGGAAAGTGGCGTTTCGCAAAGATCGGCGGGGTTGTCACTGCAACTCTTATTTATTCTGCGACCCCTTCTATTATCGACACTGGCAAAAGTGGCACCAGCGCCGAACAGATCCCGGCGGGGTTTGAGCCTGTCGAACAAGACTTATCCGCATTTGCGGCCCCACATCGTGAAACAGGAAAATCAGCGATAAACATTAGGGCGCGTAACCGGCAAGAGATACTTTTGGAGACTTTCCATGCAAACGCTGGCACAGTCCAGCCAGGCGTTTCTATCACATGGATTAAAGGATAAAAGAAAGGGGAGGCTATGAAGCCTAATCATAATTGGCGCGGGGATCCCGTATTCCTAAAAGAATTGCTGGAATTCTGGGGCGTTCAGGTTAAGGAGCTGGACGGCTACAAAGATAGGGGGCATGGTGATTTTGGCCCCATTAAGGGGGCGGTGTGTCATCACACAGGCTCGGATAATACCGGCCCGTGGTTTATTGCACAGCACCCGTCTTTGGGGCTGTGTGCCCAGATTCACCTAGACCGGGCCGGGGTGGCAACCCTATGCGGCGTGGGGCTTGCATGGCACGCAGGGGCGGGGTCTGGCTACGGCTACCCACCTAACGGCGCTAACCAATACACCATAGGCATCGAAGCGGTTAGCAGTGGCTCTAGCCCGTGGCCTGAGGTGCAAATGAAGGCGTATGCGCGTATCTGCGCGGCCCTCTGCTGGTTCCTAGGATGGAATGTTGACCGGATCATCGGACATAAGGAATGGGCGGGCGCGGCCCAGGGAAAGTGGGATCCGTCGTTCGATATGGCGGCGTTCAGGCAGAGGGTGGCCCATGAGTTAGCTAACCCGCCTAGTGGTGCAAATACCGCCCCGGCTGTGGGGGCTATAGATAAGGAGAATACTATGGAGTTTGACAACATTAAGCGGCGTTACCGAAGCCGCGTAGCGGGTAGTACTGTGGATATGACCCCGCTAGACATGCTGCTAAATGCGGATGCTCACGCGTATCTTGCTAAGACGGATGCGGCGGCGCTGCGTAAAGAGGTGGAAGTGATGAAGGCCACCCTGGAGGCTATCGCTAAGAAGGTGGGGGCGTAATGGCTAGGAATTCTAATCTTGCGGTGGATTTTGCGGCGGGCTGGCTTAATAGTCAGCTGACGGCCCAGCCGTGGTGGAAGGAATACTCGAACACGGTGACTACGGCGGCGGGTTTTCTGGCTACTGTGGCGGCGTGGGTGGGTTCCCAGGCGTTCGCGGCTGACCCCCGTGTACAGACCGCCCTCCTAATTGTGGGGTTCCTTTTGACCGTGGTCGGCGTGAAGAACACGCCTAACGGGTGGACTCAATCACAAGCGGCCCAGTTGAATGCGGCCCGTGCTGATTTCATCGACTCTAATCACTCATGCGGCGGTGGGCAATGCTCGGAGGGTCGCTACGAGGATTAACCAGGGGGTGACGGGATGCTTTTGGCAGAAGCCTTAGACGTGGGTTCTGTGATTGTGGCACTGCTTGCAGCCCTGGCTAGTATCGTTGGCGCGCGTTATGTGTTTAGTGCAGAGCTGGCAAAGGCTAAACAGTCTAAAGACGCTGTGGCCTGGCAGCAGTACTCGGGCTACGCAGAGGCGTTAAGCCAGCGTGTAGAGTCACTGGAGGCTGAATTGAGCCGCCTAATGGCCGAGGTGCACGAGCTACGCGCCGCCCGTGTGGTCGACGATCACGTCCGCTTATATGCGGTGGCATTGTTGGAGGCGTGGCCACGTCCGCCTGGGCCGCCACCAGCGCCCGCGCCTGTCTTGGAGGCTCTGGGATTGCTTGATGATGAGACGCGCCACTCCCCTAAAAGTGGGGGCGGTGGGATTAGGGAACAGCCCTAAATGTGTGAGTAAGGCCCCGTGCCGCCCTTAACCCCTGTATGGGGCTGGGGTGGTGCGGGGCCTATTTTTTTATGCCTGGGCGCTGTTGATGATTCGATAAATGTGGTTCCGGCTTAGTCCTGTGGCTTTTGCTATGCGGGTGATGGGTATTCCGTTATCTACCGCGTTTTTAATAAGCCGGTCGCGTTCCTGGGCGGCGACGTGTTGCTGTTGTGCGATACTGGCCACCCTGGACGCGGCGTCGGTTAGCTCTTGAAGCATTACTCGAGGCCTAGGTCTTTTGCGATTAGGATGTCTGCGATTCCCAGGATTTCGTCGCGGCTGGGGATGTAGCTGTCCCAGGTGTAGGTTGCCACGCGGTCCCCTGTGGTTAGATCTTTGATGTAGACCGTGCCGTTTTGGTAGCTGACCCGGTGGGTGAATTGGCCGCGCCTGATGGCGTCGCAGGTGAAGTTTGCAGTCTTTTTGTCGGCTACGAGGTTGCGAAAGTTGACGCGGTGGAATTGGCCGGGGGTGTATTCGATGGTGTTCATTGTGGGGGTTCCTTTCTTGTTTTGTTTTTTGCTTACACCATGATTGTAACGCGGCGGTTGCATAATTGCAACCTATGGTGACAGTGTTTTATCTCACACGGTTATATGGCCTACGGCTTGTCGGCCCTCTGCTTTTTGACTATCAAGTTGATAGCGGCAGTGGATATCCCTAGCGTTTTCGCTATGCGGTACTGGGATGCTGTTTGGGCGCTTACGGCTTCACAGATGGCGCTATCGCGGGCTATGCGGACCTCGTGGGCCTGTTGCTCTAGTTGCTCTAGTTTGTTGTGCAGGTCCGTAATGGTGTTGAGTGTGGGCATTAGTTGGCGCGCCTCATTTCGTTGTAGAGGGCTATTGGGATGGCGATTAGGCCAGGTGCCCATACCCACAGGGGCGGCTGGAATAGGAAGCATAGCGCTAGTGTGGTGACTAGTTCGGGATGGCGTTTAATAAAACACATGGCGAACTCCTTAGGTGTTGGTGGTTAGTATTGATGTTAGCCCCCGCTAGGGGGCGGGGCCTTTCGGCCCCTGGCCCCTGGGGGTTATTTCTTGCGGCGTTTCTTTGGCCGCTCTGGCTGTGCTTTGCGGATTTCCTTAAGGATGGTGGCTACACCCTTTAGGAAGATCCCTAGCGCTACTAGCCACCCCTGGGGGCTGTCTAGCAGTTCTGCCAGCTCTTTCATTTTTTCCTCCTCTCTGTGGTGACACTCCTATCATAGCTAAGCGTGCTTAACTATGCAAGTTAAATTAGCTACTTTGCGAGTGTTTATAATCACACTTTCGCCACACTCTGCAAACTAAGTTTCAAAACCGCTGTGGACCACCTGTGGACCACTTACACCTATCACAAACCAACGAAAACCTACATGCATACATAGGGCATATTTGTCAAAAAAGCCCCCAACCTGCATAAACACAGGTTAGGGGACGCTATAAAAAAGTGCCCCAGAGAGGAATCGAACCTCCGACACCGGCTTTAGGAGAGCCGTGCTCTATCCACTGAGCTACTAGGGCAAACACCACACGCACACAAGGGGGCACAAGCCGCGAAGCTTCGATCCCCCTGTCGTGGGCAGCTGTTAGATTATCACGATCGTGCCCAGCGTTCGAAGCGTAAGCGCAAGGGCACTTCACTATGGGCTTCATCAACACCTATGCCGCGAAGGAACGCAGCCGTTAAACGGCCACGTGCCGACTGCCGCCAGTCGGAGGCCTCCACCAAAGAAAAATCCTGCCTCACATCCGGGGCGTGCACCAAGGATGAACAATCAGCACCCAGCGCCGACAAATCCACATCAATACTGGTCACAACGACCTCTTGGGCCTGGTCGAGAGTGCTGGAATACAGCTTGCCGCCGCCAATCACCCACAGGACAGGGCCATCCTGCTGCCCACCTGCAGCCGACTGTGCAGCGTGATCCAACGCGGCGTCAACACTGGAAAAAACCGTCGAGCCCTCCGACCATCGCCCAGACTCTCGGGAAGACAACACATAATTCGGCCGGCCAGGCAGCGGGCGGAAACGCTCCGGCAGAGACTCCCACGTGCCGCGGCCCATCACAACCGGGCAACCCAAAGTGGTGGACTTGAAATGGGCGAGGTCCTCCGGAACATGCCACGGCATCTCGCGGCCATCGCCGATCACCCCGTCGATGGACTGCGCCCAGATCGCACGCAGTTGCGGCTGCACTTAGACAGCCACCTTTCCGCGGATCACGGGGTGGGGGTCGTAGCCTTCGAAAGACATATCGTCGAAGGTGTAGGAGAACATATCAGCGGCCTTACGCAGGTTCAACTGCGGGTAGGGGCGGGCCTGCCTGCTGAGCTGCAGGCGGACTTGCTCCTGGTGATTGTCGTAAATGTGGCAATCGCCGCCCGTCCACACGAACTCGCCGACCTCGAGACCAGCCTGCTGGGCAAACATGTGGGTCAACAGAGAATAGGAGGCGATGTTGAAGGGCACACCAAGGAACATATCCGCACTGCGCTGATAGAGCTGGCAGGACAACTTACCGTCCGCGACGTACAACTGGAAAAGCAAGTGGCACGGCGGCAGCGCCATGTTGTCGAGTTCGGAGACATTCCACGCCGACACAATGTTGCGGCGCGAATCCGGATTGCTACGCAGCAACTCGAGCGCGCCCGCGATCTGGTCAATATGCTGTCCATTCGGTGTGGGCCAACTGCGCCACTGCACACCATAAACAGGGCCGAGGTCGCCGTTTGCATCTGCCCACTCGTCCCAAATGGTGATCCCATTGTCGTGCAGGAACTGGATGTTGGATTCCCCACGAAGGAACCACAGTAACTCGCCCACAACCGACTTGACGTGCACCTTCTTCGTGGTGATCAGCGGGAAGCTTTCCGAAAGGTCAAAGCGCATTTGCTGGGCAAACAAACTGGTCGTGCCGGTGCCAGTGCGGTCGTCCTTGTGGGTTCCCTCGGCGAGGATCTTCGCCAAAAGGTCTTCGTACGGGGTGTCGATCGTAGCCAT